CAAAATCAGCGCAGGAAAATGAGCCGAATTGCACATCACAGCATTTCATCGGTTGCTCCTTGTGGTCTATGCAAGTTTTATCGTCAGCACTCCGTTGGAGTAGGTCGATGTGAGTCCAGTTCCCGCCACGATTTTTGTGTAGGCTTCACGGGTTGTGACCGTCCATCCCGTGCTCTTGAGTGTGTAGATGAACACTTGGTCACCCTGTTGGGAGTCTGAGTGTCCATTTACGCTTCGATAATACTGGAACTCAAAACTGGACGGGTTACTCCCGCTAAACCCAACGTAGGCAAGAAACGCCATGCGCCCCTGTGTGCCTGTGCCGGGATTGGCGTTGGATGATGCTCGACAGTAGACAACCTTCTGTGCGTTATATGCGGCAAGTACATCTGCCCATGTTGACGAACCGTAGGACGCAATGTACATCCCTGTGATGTAGCCGCTATCGTTGGTTAAGTCAGAGGTCTTTGACGGGATAACCGTGCTTGATGGGAGTGCGCCGACTTCCGATGCTGTGTAGGTAGGCTTGTTCTCAGCTTTCGCCCAAGCGGGAACAGTTGGGTCTGCTTCGCTTGTCAGATACTCGGTTGCTAACTTTGTAGCGAACTGCTGTTCAGTTCCCGTGTAACCGCCATCAACCGCATATTGATAGGCAGACTTTCCGTTCTGTCCGTCCTGTCCATCAGTCCCATTAGTTCCATCGGTCACAGTTGCCGTGGTGGTGCCGATTGCGTCCGTAATGCTGATGGTGGCTGTGTTGCCCGTCTTACTGACGTTCGCAACAGGACTCACACCATCCGTGCCATTAGTGCCGTCATGACCGTCAGCACCATCTTTTCCGTCCTTGCCGTCAGCACCATCCTTGCCATTGGAGCCATCCTTGCCGTCAGTAACGGTTGCGGTAGTGGTTCCGTGGGCATCCGTGATGGTAATCGTTGCGGTATCCCCGCTCTTTGTGACAGTTGCGGAAGGACTCACGCCATCTCTGCCGTTCTGTCCGTCCTTACCATCTGCTCCGTCTTTGCCGTCTGCTCCATCTTTACCATCTTTTCCAGGTTGTCCGTCTGCTCCGTCACGCCCCGGTTGTCCATCTGCACCATCCATAACAGGGAAAGTAGATGTGCCTGTGGCATCGGTAATCGAAACGGAATGACCGCCCGCTATTTCGCTGACGGATACAACAGGCGAAAAGCCATCGTCACCCTTGGGGCCGGGATAGGGAACAACCTGTACTTCGCCGAAATCAGCATTGATGCTTTCGGACAAATCGCCCATAGAAACGGCAAAGCTGTCATCTTCGGCAAAAGTAATATCAAACGGCAACTATAACACCGTCCTTCAAGATCCGCTCTGCCGTGGTCCTGATGATATTAGAGGCGTCCGCAGACCCGTTGGCAAACACATAACGAATCTGAATATATACATCGCCCGTGACAAAGCGCAGCGTGTCTTCCTGCGTAAGTGTAACGGAGATCGTAAACACCCCGCCGGACTCGGCAAACGTCAAATCGGAGCCGGTTTTTTCAACAACGACGCCACGTTTCTCCTGCTCATAGGAGACATATACAGTTGCCTGCGACAAATCCATCGGCAACGTAAATGTGTTAGTCGGTGTAGACCCTCTACGCATCGTCATTCTCCTCCGCGTCAGCGTCATCGTCCGGAGTCTCGTCATCATCGTCTACCGGAACCGGGGCCTCTTCTTCGTCGGCAAAGAACCGTATAAATCTTGCAAGTCTGCCCATCAGATCACCCTTTTTCTATCGTCAGCCAACAGCGGCATCGGAAATGCGGCCTGTCCGGAATATCGTCCATTGAAAACACTTTTCCGTCCAATTCGTCGCATTCTGGACAAACCTTGCTGTCCTCCTGCGAGTGCCAGCGGACATGTTTGACGCCGGCTTCGATATATCCGTCAATAGTTGCATAAGTTACGGCGTTGTCCGCGAACTGCGCCACTTGCTGTACCCAAAGCCGGAGCGACTTGTCTATCTGCCGGTTCCGGTCCGTCTCTGTCGCCAGGATCGCCTCTGCCGTCCGCTGCTTCTTTCTCTCGACCTCGGTCTCAAACTTGTACATCGCCACGCCGTCATAATCTTCCAGCATGTCAAGTACCCAGTCTTCCGTAATATCGTCTTCCGCTTTCTGCTCGGCCTTTTTCTCTGTGAATCCGGCCTCCATCAGCGCCGCCGCATAAGCGTCCCGGGCGATCAGCAGAAACCACTTTTTTGCCCGTTTCACAAGCTCGTCATACACCTTTGACACCGACCGCAGGACGTTCAGCTCGTCAAACTTCATCGTCCGCAAACCGTTGAACGCCCTCGCGGCGCGGCGGTTCATGTCCTTGATTGCGTGGTCGGCGTAGTCAAAGTTCATGCCTCGCCCTTCCTCTTGGCCGCTCTCCGGCAAACATCGCGGTCATACCGCTGATTGTTCACGCGCTTGCGGAACTGCCTGCCGCAGATGGGGCAAACGGCGTAGCTCCCTTTCGGATGCCCCGTCCCTTCGTTGTCAAGGTCCTGCGCCCTGGACGTATCGGTTTCATCGCCCTCGCCGTAGGCAACCTTTGCGCTGCCCGTGTTCGGAACACCGCCGACACCCGTTGCCGCGTCAAGCTGTGCGGCTTCTTTCTCGGCCAGTTCCTCCTGATACGCCACGAACTCAAGCGCATCGCTCTCCGGGTCCTGCGAGATATGGCTGTACTTGAACGCCTGCAACGGAGACACATTCGCCGCTCTCAGCGAGGCAAAGCTCTGGCTCTTGACCAGCAGATCCTCATAACTCCGGCGGGAGAACTTAGGCTCCACATCGGACACCGACAGCCCCTCGATCACGCCGGCGTCCTTGCAGATTTTCAGCGCAATCTTCAAGAACTGCGTTTCGGCGTCTTTCCACATGCCCTCGGCCTCAAGCGTCCGGGCTTCGGCGCTCCACCAGCCGTTTTTCAACAGCACGGCGCCGTTGTTGGAACTGTCGCCTGTCCTGCCGTTCCCCTGGCTCGGAAGACCAACGATCTGTAGAATCGTCTGATACATGTCGTCAACAAGCGTCTGGGTCTGCTGCTGATCCAGTTGTTCGTTGAGGTAGTACACGCGGCTTTGCCTGCCGTCAATCGACGGGGGCAGTTTGATCGCGCCGAGGTCTTTCAGCTCCGTAAGCTGTTCGCGGGAAATGTCCACGCCCTCAAAGACCATAATCGCCTGCACAAACTGCTCAATGCCATCAATGCGGTTGCTCTGCACATTGTTAATGGCATCAAGCAGCGGGAGTACCGATTCAAACGCGCCCATGTAGATGGGGTTGCACGGATACTCGATCATCGTCACCATGCCGAAATTGTGGGTAACGGTCTTTGTAACTTTCTCGCCCCGCATCGCCGTTCCCTCGATGGTGAACGTCTCGTCCGGCGTATACACGGTGTACTGCACCTTGTTCTGGCTTTCGTCAAGAAACACATACGTCACGCCGGCCACGATCTGCCGGGAAACGTCGTTAAGGCGAATGACGAACGTGTTGCGCGGGTCGGGAATGAAAATCTCAAACGGAGCCTCGTCGAACTGCTCTTCTTTTGCCGCCCTAGCCGCTTTGTCATTAAGCACCAGCCTGTACCCAACACCACAAGTAAACATCTTGTACGCCAGGTCCATGTCCTTGCTCTGCTTGCCCTCCGACAGCATCATGGAATTGAGCTTTTCCACTTTCTTTGGAACGCTCTTCTTGCTGCTGCGGGAGACGTAAGTGATCGGCTCTCCGGCGAACTCAGCCGTCTTGAAAGACACCACCTGATTGGCGATGTTCACGACTACTTTGTTCATAACGTAGTCGTTATATTTCTTTACGCGGTCCAGGACGGGCTGAACGCCGCGCAGATACTTTTCAAGATAGACTTCCTCGGAGCGATTTTTCAGATGTGTGGGCAGCGCCGCATTAAGCACATCCAGCACGTTCGCGGCGGTAACGCTCTGCTCATTGGTGAAAATCTGTGCTCTGCCATGCAGATTGTCCCGTCCGAGCGGAAAATACTGTTTGCTGTCCGTAGAAGCGGTCTTCCCGGACAGCTCCAGCGTTTCCCCGTCTCCGTTTGTCTTTACAAAACCCATAGCAAATCACCTTTGTCAAAGTGCGGTATCTTCCACCGCCCGGTTTGTTTCATCCCAATGCTCGGCAAAGCACAGCCGTCGTGGGGCGTAATTGAAGGAGGCAAGTGGAAACCCCATGCCAGCAAAACAAAAAAAGCGGAACCGAGATGTCCGCAAAACGCAGACAACTCAGCCCCGCTTGGCTCATCCTCACCCAGCTCTTAGGGAGAGGGTAAATATGGAAAATGTGATTTCTGGAGCAAATATCGCTCTGAAAATGTGTTAAGGCTTTACTTCCTCACGCCGCGCCCGGAGGATCTTTATCCCGTCTTTAACAGGAACCACCTCGGCGCGGTCCCCCTTGGCCAGCGTTGCTTCGATAGCCCGAATCTGCGCCTCAGTCAGCCTATATACGAATTTCTCCGCCATAAAGCCTCCAATATTTAGTGGTCATATCTACACACAATCACTATATATCGGACGTTTGAATCCTGTCAATGGTTTATTTTGGAGACATATATTTATAATGTATCAGAACGGACGGGCCACGATCTCAACCCGCTGTTTCATCCTGAACGCCATGTCGCAGACCATCGCGCAACTGTCCGGCGCGTCATCATGTTTCGCGGCTTTCCCCGTGACCGTAAAGGCAAACATGTTGTTCATGAACGCCTGATAAGGTTTGCTCCGCTTGCCGTCCTGAAGGAAAACCATCCGCTCCCTGATCTCCGGTGCCTTGTCAAAAATCCGCTGCCGCTTGCCGTTGCCAGTAAAGTGGCTGGTATTGATCGTTAAATTAATGCGGATTCCGCTTTTTCGCAACGTATCGTCTATGTCCTGCCCATAGCTGGCGGTCATCTTGGTCCCCTCTACTTTCATCGCCTGGACGCCGTATTTCTTGACCATCCCGACGATAAGCGGCTGAGTGACGTTCTTCTCTCCGTTATCAAAAACAAGGTCCTGCACATACAGATCGTCGCCGTACTGAAACACGACCGGGGCAGCCGTAAAGTCGCCGCCGCCCCAAGACGGGTCCACCGCCATGAAAATGCGGTCCGGGTCGCCCTCCGGCAGAACGCCGTTAAAGTACCGCATCTGGTCGGGAGCAAAAACAGCCCCGTCGCGCTCAATAGGCTCCCCCTGATACTGCGCCAGCCACGACGCCATATCAGAGTTCCGCTCAAACGACGCGCGTCGCTTTAACAGATAGTCCGTAGAGTAGCCAACGCCGTAGTCATAGTCGAAATTACTTTCGTCATTCTCGTTCAGCGCCGGAGTATTCAAAACACGCCACCGGCGGTCTTTGTATTTAGGGTCGTTTTCAAGAAGGTCCATGCGCCGGCCTTGCGGGTCGGTAAGTGACCAGCGGGTGCCAATCCACAGGACCTTTGCGGACTCTTTCGCCCGTGTCAACATGTTATTATCGACCTTTGCCCACGCAGCGGCCAGCCGGTCCTTATTCATGGCCTCCTCAATGCCGGAAATCAGATCGTCGCCAATAAGATAACCATTACAGTCGCAGGCTCCGTTCAGAGTCCCATATAATGACCTTCCGGTAAACGAGGCGTACCTTTTCTTTCGGTCCAGGTTTATAAGAAAATCCTTCGCATTCGTGGACGCCACCTTTTTTGCCGGAAACACATCGTAATACCCGTAAGTAACCGTGTCCTGCAACACTTCCAGAATGCCGTTGTAAAGCACCCCCGCCACGCTGTCAGTAAACGAGCAGTACAGATTCGACCGCTCCGAGTCCCGCCCCATGATCCACAGGATAAAAAACATCATCGTCGTGGTCTTGCCCACGCGCGGCGGCATCGGCAGGAAAAGCTCGTCCAGATCGCCGTCCTCCATGTCCTGCAACGCGCGGCAAACCGGCATCAGCCGGGACCGCCGGGGCAACCAAAACTGCTCCCGCAGCGGTCTGTTCCGCTCCACCGCCCTCATGAAGCAATCAAAGCTGACCGGCCCATCAAAAATCAGCGAGTTGTTATACAAATCCAACGCCTTGCTCCCGCCGCCACTCCGCACATGCTTCATCGCCGCAGACCGGATCTCGCCCGTACTCCCGTGGTCATCAATGCTCCGCGCCAGGTCAAACGCATCAACCAGCGCCGGCAAATCACGCGCCCCGCGCTCAATCAGCCGTTGCTCAAGCGCCCTCGTCTCCTCAATATTCA